AAGCGTACACCAATGACAGGCAAGGAGTTAATTGGTAATGGTTCCAAGGTAACAGTAGCTATTGATGCTGTACCCTACATGATGCCAGCCACTAAGTCAGTGGGTGTATCACTACGCCTCAAGGGTGTACAGGTTATTGAACTAGTAGAGTATGGTGCTAGTGCTGCGTCTATGTTTGACGAGGAGGATGGCTTTGTCACCTCTGCTGTAGCCAAGGATGATGCAAGCGACACCGCTATGTTTGATGAACAGGGTACATCTGCCGATGACGAAGGGGACTTTTGAGGCAAGGGTCATTGAAGACCTAGATAAACGTGGCGTTCCATATGCTTATGAGCCAGAGAAGATTGCTTATAATGTGGAACGTCACTACATTCCTGACTTATGCTTAGACACTATGATAGTAGAACTCAAGGGATACTTTAGACAGGACAGCCAGCGTAAGATGAAGGCAGTCAAGGCACAGTATCCAGACAGAGACATTCGCTTTGTGTTTCAGAACGCAAACGCTACCATTCAGGGTGCTAAGAAAAGAAAGGATGGGTCTAAGATGACCTGTCGTGAGTGGGCAGAACGTAATGGTTTTGTCTGGGCAGAAGGAACTATACCAGAGGAGTGGCTACGATGAGTATCATCGACAGCAGTGAAGAGATTGTATCAGAGGTAGACTTACAGGCTGAGTTCAATAAGAATGGCATCAGCTTTTCTGTGTTCGTAGATGAAGCAGAGTTTCACGAGTCAGTAGACTACGAGGACATGGCCTACAATATGATACATGATGCAGACAAATACCCTGACCCCATCCTAGCTAGGATTGCTGATGGGTTACGCATGATGGCTTCAATCATAGAGGAAGAACTGGATGAACGAGGAGAGTGAGTTTATCAGGCACGAAGCCTGTCCTCACTGTGGCAGTAGTGATGCCAACGCTTTGTATAGTGATGGTAAACACTACTGCTTCTCTTGTCAGGTACTAACACCAGCTAACAACGAAGAGGAAGTCATGTCTCTATTTGAAACACAAGACACTATCTTCTTGGACGCAGAGTTCAGGGAGCTAAAGAAGCGTGGCATTTCCTACGACACTTGTGTTAAGTGGGGCTACGGCATCTCTACCTACAAGGGACAGAAGGTTCAGGTTGCTAACTACCGTGATGCTAAGGGTACGCTCAAGGCACAGAAGGTACGCTTCCCAAACAAGGACTTCTCTGTAATAGGTAGTCTCAAGGAGGTTGGCCTGTATGGTGAACACCTGTGGCGAGAGGGTAGCAAGTTTGTTACCATCTGTGAGGGTGAGATAGATGCTATGTCTGTCTCGCAAGTACTAGGTAACAAGTGGCCTGTGGTATCCCTACCCTCTGGCTGTGCTAGTGCTAAGAAAGCAGTGGGTAAATCTATTGAGTGGCTCAGTACCTTTGACCATGTACTACTATGCTTTGATATGGATGACGTAGGGCAGAAGGCAGCACAGGAATGTGCAGCTATCCTACCACCCAACAAGGCTAAGATAGTACGACTACCTGTCAAGGATGCCAATGAGATGTTGGTAGCCAACAGAGTAGGGGAACTAGTGGATGCTATCTATGGTGCTAAGGTATTCAGACCTGATGGTATCGTGGCTGGTACTGATGTGTGGGATATCGTTATCGCTAATGATGACAAGGACTCAGTACCCTACCAGTATCAGGGACTACAGGATAAGACAGGTGGTTGTCGTAAGGGTGAGATCGTTACGCTAACGGCTGGCTCTGGTATCGGTAAGTCACAACTAGCACGAGAGTTTGCTTATAACTTTATCAAGCATGGGCAGACACTAGGATACATAGCACTAGAGGAGAACGTAAAGCGTACTGCTCTTGGTCTTATGTCTATTGAACTAAACAAACCACTACATCTTAGACAGAACGACATCCCTGAAGAGGAGTTACGTCATGCGTTTGATGCTACAGTTGGGTCTGGTAGGGTTTTCTTATATGACCATTGGGGCAGTACTGATAGCGATAACCTTCTATCCAAGATACGTTACCTTGTGCGTGGTTGTGAGTGTGATTACATTATTCTTGACCACCTTAGTATTGTTGTATCAGGTTTGGAAGGCGGTGATGAACGTAGGCTAATTGACAACACGATGACTAGACTACGTGCTTTGGTTGAGGAACTTAACTGCGGCATGATATTAGTGTCTCACCTCAAGCGTCCGTCTGGTGACAGAGGACATGAGGATGGCGCACAGACTAGTATGTCACAGCTACGTGGTAGTGCTGCTATTGGTCAGCTTAGTGACATCGTAATAGGATTGGAAAGGAACCAGCAAGATAAGGAACACGCCCATGTAAGTCAGGTCAGGGTTCTAAAGAACCGTTGGTCTGGTGAGACAGGACTGTGTTCAGCACTACGCTACAATCAGGATACTGGGCGTATGGTAGAGCAGGACATATGGGAAGAAGAAGAGGAAGAGATAGAATTTTAACAGCTACTGCGGAGACAGAGCATGAGATACATATGGGATATAGAAGCAGATAACTTACTGGATGATGTGACACAAGTATGGTGTCATGTCTTCAGGAACGTAGACACTAATGAGGTACACACCTTTGACCCAACACAGATGCAAGCAGCCATAGACTTTATGGACAATAAGGTTACTACTTTGATTGGACATAATGTCTTTGACTATGACTTGCGTGTGATGAAGAAACTCTATGACTACACCTACAAGGGTGAGGTCATTGACACGTTGGTATACTCTAGAACTATTTGGCCTGATGTTAAAGAGATTGACTTCAAGCTACACAAGCGGGGATACATTCCTCAGAAGCTAATAGGAAGCCACTCGCTTAAGGCATGGGGCTATAGACTAGGAGAATTAAAAGGTGACTTCAATAATGGTAGCGAAAGCTTTGCAGCATATACCCCTGAGATGCTCAACTACTGTATCCAAGACACAGCAGTTACGGAGAAACTCTATCGTAAAATTGTGGAGAAAAATTTTAGTCAGACTGCACTAGACTTAGAGGCTGAACTCCACACCCTACTACTTGCTCAAGAAGAGCAAGGCTTTGACTTTGATGTTAAGGCTGCTCAGTCTTTGTATAGTAAACTAGCACAACGTAAGGCAGACATTGAGGCTGCACTACAGGATACCTTTGAGCCTACAGTCATAGAGCTAAAGACTAAGACAAAGACTATCCCATTCAATCCTGCATCACGCCAGCAGATTGCTGACCGTCTGATGAAGAGAGGCTGGGAGCCTGAGGCTTTCACTGACAATGGTGATCCTAAGGTAGACGAGACAGTGCTATCTGGTATTGATATGCCAGAAGCCAAGATGCTCAGTGAGTACCTACTACTTAACAAACGTATCGGTCAACTAGCTACAGGCAAACAGGCTTGGCTAAAGATGGAGAAGGATGGTAAGCTACATGGTAGAGTTAATCATATGGGTGCTGTTACTTCAAGGTGTACGCACTCTAATCCAAACATGGCGCAGGTTCCCAGCGTTGGTGCTGAGTATGGTAAGGAGTGTCGCTCCCTCTTCCATGCACCTAAGGGATACAGCCTTCTTGGGGCTGATGCTAGTGGTCTTGAGCTACGTTGTCTTGCTCATTATATGGCTGCATATGACGATGGGGCTTACGCTGATGTAGTTCTGAATGGTGACATTCATACTGCCAATCAACAGGCTGCTGGTCTTGAGTCACGCAACCAAGCCAAGACATTTATCTATGGGTTCTTGTATGGTAGTGGTGATGAGAAGACAGGCAAGATCATAGGCAAGGGTGCGAAGGAAGGTAAGGCAATCAAGAATAAGTTCTTGAAGAAACTACCAGCCCTTAAGTATCTTAAGGATGCAGTAGCCAAGGCTGCTGATGAACGTGGCTGGGTCAAGGGATTGGACGGACGTATCATTCCTATCAGGCACAGTCACGCTGCACTTAATACTCTACTACAGAGTGCTGGTGCTATAATCTGTAAGACATGGTACGTGTTTATTGCACGTGCTATCAAGGAAGCAAACTTGGACGCACAGATTGTAGCGTTCATCCACGATGAAGTTCAGGTACGAGTAAAGGAAGGGCAGGAAGATGAGACAGGCAGACTTATTCAACGATGTATGCGAGAAGTTGAGCAGCACTTCAAGTTCAGATGTAGACTTGACAGTGAGTACAAGTACGGAAGCAACTGGGCAGACACCCACTAATCCAAAGACAGGTAAACCTTTTTTCTATAAGGATAATCCAGAGGCAGTACGCAAGCGTGATGCTAATAGAATGTATGTTAATGGTAAAGAGGTTTCCAAGAAACACCCACTACATAAAGCAGGTAGGTATAAATCTTGGGATGATGTACATAGTCATAATCTTATTAACTCTGTAACAGAGGGATATGTTTACATCATCACTAACTCAGCATGGCCTGAGTGGGTAAAGATTGGCATGGCTCTTGATGCAGAAGACAGGCTGAATGGTTATCAGACCAGCAGTCCTTTCCGTAACTACAAACTTATGTACTCTGTATCTACTAAGGACAGGCGCAAGGCTGAAGCTGCTGCACACAAGGCTGCTGAGAAGGTGGCTGAGCGTAGGGGAGAGTGGTTTAAGATGTCAGTAGCACAGGCAAAGGAGTGTATCCAACATGGCCTTTGATTTCGTATGGAAGCTCATACTAACCTGCTCTTTCTTGAGTGTTAGTATTTGTCTTAGTGTTAAGTGGATCGTTGAAGCATACCTAGATTACATTCAGGTACAGACAGGCTTACGCATCCTAAGGAAACATGAGAAACAACAGGAGATGGATGATGACCCTACTGCTTATTGATGGTGACATCATTGCTTACAAGGCAGCTACCTCAGCAGAGACACCTATTAACTGGGGTGATGGACTATGGACACTACACGCCTTTGAACAGGATGTAGAGATTAGACTAGCTGACCAGATAGACAAGCTTGTAGATGAAGCACCAGTGCAGGATTGTATTGTTGCTCTGTCTGATAAGGAGAACTACCGCAAAGAGTTGGCTCCATACTACAAGGCTAATCGTACTAATACTCGTAAGCCTATGCTACTACAGTGGGCTAGGGATTACATCATTAGTAACTACAACACTATTATATACAGGAGGCTAGAGGCCGATGATGTCCTTGGGATACTTGGTACTGCGAACCCAGATACTATTATATGGTCTGAAGATAAAGACCTGCTTACTATACCAGCAAAGCATTGGCTTAATGGCGAGGTGGTTACAATCACTGAGGAAGAAGCTAAGTACAATTTCTATTATCAAACTCTTGTCGGGGATAGTACAGACAACTACAAAGGCTGTCCTTCTATTGGTCCCGCCACTGCTAACAAACTTCTGTCTCCTGACTGCTCGTGGTCTACAGTCGTTGCTGCGTTTAAGAGTAAAGGTTTATCTGAAGAGGTAGCAATAGAGAACGCACGACTAGCACGTATCCTACGTAATGGTGAGTATGACACAGATACAGGTGAGGTAAAACTATGGATACCTTAAGACATGAAGAGTATATGAAACAAGCAGCATCACAGTCTGATGTAGTGGACATGGTTAATAGTCCTACTCACTATGCTGATGGTAAGATTGAAACCATTGACTACATCGTGGATGTACTAGGTGAGTGGGATGCGATCAGCTACTGTCATGGTAACGTGATTAAGTATACAGGTTCACGCCTGTTCAAGAAGGGTAATCCTATTCAGGATGCAGAGAAAGCTATCTGGTATCTCAAGAAGATGGTAGAGCTTATGGAAAAGACTAAAGGAAAGAACTGGTAATGGCTGATAAAGATATGATTACTGTAGATGATAAAGAGTATGCAGTAGAAGAACTAGAACAAGAACAACAAGTATATGTAGCACAGCTACGTAACCTCAATGCTAAGATGTCTAACTTACGTATGGATATGGATCAGCTACAGGCTGCTTACAATACTTTCAGTAACCTGCTTACTTCTTCCCTGAAGGAAAGTGCTGATGCTGAGGTAACTACACAATGATGAACTTCTATGAGTACCAGATAGGTGCAATAAAGACAGCAGTATATCCTAAGACGTATGCAATCTCATACCCTGCCCTTGGCCTAGCTGAAGAGGCAGGTGAGGTGGCAGGTAAGATTGCTAAGATGATGCGTGATAGCATACCAATGCAGGATCAGAAACAAGCTATTGCAGCAGAGATGG